GGGATTATCATCCGGACATACATTTACCGATGGTGAAACGGTCACTGCTGCCAAGTTAAACAACCTGGTCAACAATGGCACAATCACAACTAACACGATCACCACGGGCATGCTCCTGGATGATTCGGTTACGTCTGCAAAGCTCGCGCCCAATGCAGTTACTGGTGCCAGTATCAGTGAAAACACAATCAATCTCTCGACGTTAAGCAATGCGTCAGGAGGCACATCAGGAACGCTCGTACAAAGTGGATCCGGTGGAGTATTTGAGGAGTTGAGCCCAGGTGCCACTGGCACGGTTTTAGTCTCCGGGGGGTCAGATGCAGCACTCAGTTTCGGTACCATTGATAATGTAGCGGTAGGCGCTACGATGATCAGCGGTCATACAGCGCTAACCGATCCCGGCCAGGACGATCTACTGCTGGTCAAAGATAAAGTTGCCGGAGTAAATAAAAGCGTTCAGATCCAAAACCTATACAAGACGGTCAACGATCTCTCTGCTCTGAGTTCGAGCGATATTGCAAACCCAGATGAGTTCCTGGTCATCGACGGTGGATCCACTCCTAAGAAAATAACTTACCAAAATTTACAGAGTTCGCTCGGAGGTGGTGGAGGTGGTTTACCGTCATCTGGATCAGGGTATTACAGTAGCACTGGAAACACGCTCGGGACTGTTGTTGGCACAACAAACAAACTGGAATCTTTTGCTCATGGGTTTAGTGCCGTGCCGAGATTGGTTGTAGCTGTTTTGGTCTGCGTTACCGATGACTCATCGGGTTTTGGATACTCTGTCGGAGATGAGATAAACCTGGAAAGTTTGAACACTACATTAACTGATGGGAACAATCATGTTTATAATTCACCAGCGTCAACAGTGTCAGCAGGTTCGTCGACGATACGGGTCCAGTTTGATTACAGCCTGTCAACGGCAACTATCGGATTAGCCATGATGAACAAGATCACTGTTGGTAGTGTTAACCAGGGGCAGTATCGGGACTGGTATAATGGTAGCGGAGCTTCTTACTCTCGCTACAGAGTTAAAGTATACGCTTGGTCATGACACTCTCAGCAATAGCAAATTATGTCTGCAACAAGCTCGGGAAAACCGATGCTTCATCCATCAACGCTGCCAAAGACTTTATTCGTCAGCGGCATGAGATGGTTGTCGATACCGGGTTATGGAAAGACACACTCGTCATTTCAGAGTTCGACTTGCCAACCAGGGAATCTCCGGACACTAACCCATACACGGTTAATGCGTCTGTAAGCACAAGCTACGAGGAAGAGTTTACTTTGCCATACGAGATCGCTCGTCCGATCAACATAATCTATGACGATCAGTTAATGGCGTATCGTGATTTGCAATCTCTGGTTCGCACTCAGCCAGATCAGATTCTGGGAACCGGAAAACCAGTTGCGTTTACCGAAATCGAACCAGTCGCACTATCCAGGCTAACGAGTTCTGAACCGTTTAAAATACAGCTCAAAGCACACGTTAACAGTTCCGATAGCGGCAAGACTATTTACTTTAAAGGTAAGAATAACTCTCGCCCTGTAAGCGAATCACTCACGCTATCTTCAAGCAACTATTATGGTGCTCAAGATTTCGATGAGGTGCATTACGTTTCAAAAGAAACTACTGCTGGTGATGTATTATTTTCAAACGGTGCATCTACCGAAACAATCCCAGCGGACTCAACCAAGTATTCTCTCTGTCGCGTTCGGCTTAACCTCAATCCGGATTACGTCGACGGTGAAACGATAAAAATTATTGTTGTTGGTAAGAAACGAGTCAGGCCAATGCGGCATGATTATGATGAGCCGCAAGTCAGAGGAATTGATAACGCTATCATTTCTTTCTGCGAGGGAGACATGCTGGAGCGGGCCCGACAATACGGCAAAGCCCAGGTCAAATATTCAGAGGCATCCAGTTTGCTTGAGATCGCTCGAGACATTGAGCGCGGACAATCTGCTGCCATTTCCACACTGCAACCGAATGTAAACGGTGAATATGACCGTCACGATTTTGGATTCTAAAGATGCCAGTCTACTTTAATGATGCAACAGATGATCCGATTACTTACGATTCCCAACCAGTCATCCAGGGAATCAATTCATACGGTCGCGCATCGACCATCCCGCCTGTCTTGGCAAGCAATCTTGAGAACATAGAACTCTCGACTGCTGGCATTACAAAGTCCCGGCGTGGCGCCTGGAAGATCAGTAACGATACATACACAACAATCCACGCGATCATCGCCCTGCGAGTCACTACCTGGGATTACGGGTTGATGATATTTGCGGATGGCAATGTGTATCTGCATACGCCAACCACTACCGGAATCTTATTCACCGGGGAATACGATAGCTCGGCATTGCCGCATCAATGCAGCGTAACTGAGATCAATGGAGCAGTATATTTTACAGACGGCACGGGAGACATACTTGCTGTTCGTCAAACTGGATCTGAAGACATTCTTGTCGATGACGATGGCAACAGTGTCTGGGATGATGTTAGCACTATTGTCAGTTATGACGTTGCGGTCGAGATCGCGGATACAGACTCACCGGAAAATACTCGAGCGTTAACATCTCACATGTTTCGCTTGTTTTGTGCGACAGGCATCGACACGCTTCATGTGTCACATATCTTGCCCGAGGTTGGTAGCGATGATGCTGGTGGAGACGCAAGTTCAGATCCGGGCAACTCCGATACAGCGACAGGAGACGCATTTCCTCCGCTGAATTCCATCAGGGTTGGAACGGGTAGCTCGGATGCGATACGTGCGATTGTCCCATTCAAAGATTTCCGAATTGCGATCCTAAAAGAGAATTCAATTTACGTCATCGATGCAAACCCATCACTGACGCCTGACCAATACAACGTGCAGATGGTCTCCGATAAAGTTGGTTGCCTGGCAGAAAAGTCAGCGGTCAGGGTTGGAGATGATATACTCTTTCTCAGCCGGGACGGTGTTCGTTCAGTGGGCACTGCATTCCAGCAGGACCAGATTGCAACCAGCGATCCTATATCGCTACCTATCCAAGATATCATTGAGGAAATCAACTGGGGTTCAGCTTTAAAATCGTGCGCGTCATTTTGGCGAGGCCGATACATACTTGCTGTTCCAACGGGATCCTCAACTGTCCCTAACACTGTCCTAGTATACGATACCAATCTAAAACAATGGGCCGGGAGATGGTCTGGATGGCAACCATCAATGTTCGATATTTATGAGCCATTGAATGATCGTCGACGTTTGGTATGGGCGGATACAACTAACAACAATGTCGCTTACTTGCGAGACCATATCGACGAGGATTCGACTACCGAAAACGATTACGCTGACTACCTGGGATCCAGTTACACTCAAGTGCCGTTCGAGATTCTTACTCGCGGTCTTACGTTCAACGATCCTATCTCACCGAAGACATGCGACTTTCTCGAAGTAGAATTTTTTAAAAGCAAAGCTCGAGCGAACATCACGCTGATTCCCGATGGAGGTGATGAGGTGATCCTGGATAGCGGACAACTGGTTGACACTGGAACAGGCGAGCTGAGATTGGACTTCGTTCTTCCAGCGGTGTTAGGTAAGCCAGGAATCGTGCGCCACAACATGAGTTTAACAGGGACGAACCAGGGACGAGAGTTCCAGGTCAAAATCACTAATTCATCAGCAACTCAAATTACCGAGGCCGGACTGGAACTGGATGATCAGAGATACATCGCTTTGCGAAATGTAAACCTCGGAGCATTTATCGAAACTTTAGAAAAACAGGTTTGACCATTGAGGACGTTATTAAATTTGCGAGCAAGAATGGCAACGGAAAACTATTTTCAGATTGGACAGAATCCGAAGTCAAACAGCACCTCTGCCTCCACGCGAAAAACAAAACGCTCATGGTCGCCGAGGAAGATGGAGTCATGCGCGGGTTCGCAACGTATCGCCGAATTAAAGAATTCACCGGGGATATTGTGCCGCATTTTTGGGAACCGAATTGCTCGACGGGTGAGCACGTATATTTTCATGAACTTTGCAGCGCTGGGGAGTCTGCGACATACACATTGTTTACCAATTTTGAGGAGCAGAACAAAGACGCCAACAAACTGATTTACTGGGGGCACCGGCAATACAATTTAAAACGATACAGATACAGAGACTTTAAGAGATTAATGTTATGGGCAAACCGAAACCACCAGCACCACCAGACATAGCAGCAGCCAACGAGGCCGCTGTATACGCTGATAT